GTATCCGTCGATGCAGCCAATAAGGCCTATGCCAAGACATTAAATAAAACAGCAAAAGAATTAACGGACGTTGAGAGAAAGCAAGCCTTTCTGTATGCGACCGTGGAAGCTGGGACGGATTTAATCGAACGATTAGGGGAGCAGTCCGATACGACACGCGATAAGATGGACAGGCTCAGTGCGGTAACCGCCAACTTTAAAATCCAGGTGGGATTAGCGACAATCGCTTTAGTAGGGCTTATCGAAAAAATGACCGATAAAACTTTGGACGTGATTTTCGGTCCTGTCAAGGGGGACCCAAAAAAAATGGCCCTTGAAGCACTTAAACAACAACTGGATCAATATATAAAAATACATGATTTGACAGTAAGATTACCAAATATCGGTAAGGAAGATATCAGAATAGGTGAGCGAAAAATTTTACTCCTTAAGCAAAGTATCGCCATTTTAGAAGATGAAATCGCGCTTAGAAATAGAGCCGCCTCAGCCAATAGGCTTGGATCAGTCGGGGCTTTTGCCGCCGGTTTTGTGTCTGATGTACGGGCAGGCGGGGGCGGATCGTCAGAAGCCATAGATAAAAAAATGTTAGCCCTTGAGAAGCAGGCAGAATTAGAGATGGCGAAGAGCCAGGAGACCCTGCTCCAAAAAACCAATATGGAAAAATTTATGGAGCAGGGGCTGACCGATGCGTTATATGAAATGCGGCAGAAACGCCTGGAAGATGAAACGGGGTTCGCCCAGAAACGCCTTGCCCTTAGGCAGTGGGAGCATACGGCTGCGCTTGAAATGATGCAGGCGGAACAGCAGCAGGAGTTGGCCATCGCTCAACAGTTAGCAAACCAAAAAGAACAAATCAAATATGCCGAGCTTAACCTTTATGGGGCTATCGGTGATTCTTTGATTTCTATCGGCATGAAACAGGGTCAGGCTCAGTTCGCTATGCAAAAGGCCTGGCAGGTGGGGCAAGCCGTTATGGCGGCATGGCTGGCGCATAACCTGGCATTGGCTAACCCGCCAGGGCCACCGGCCACAATACCCCTGGCAGCAGCAGCCCTCAAGCAGGGACTCATTGGAGCGGGAGCCATCGCGGCTGCAAGCATCGGACAGATCGCATCTTATAGCGGAGGTAGTGGGGGCGGGACAATAACGAGCCCGTCTTATCCGGCTTATACACCTCCATCCTTTGGGGAAGAAAATAAGGGAACCCTGACCATCAATATCCAGGGGGATGTCATCGGGGACGAATCCTATATTGAAATGCTGGCCGAGAAGATCAGCGATGCGGTAGAAAACAGGGACGTTATTCTTGTAGCGAGTAATGCAAAGTATTCGGAGAACTTGAGCTGATGCCCACATTTAGAATCACATATGACGGAAACAATGTTGATATCAAGGTACGGCGCGATGGCTACAAGTTTAACCATAAACAACAAAGAAATCAATTACGGTCAAGCTCCGGTAAAATCCAGACGATCAACCAGCATGGCATTCACGAAATAGAGATAACGGCAATTTTCGCAACATCGGTCTATCGCCAGCTTTTTGGCTGGTGGGCCTGGGCGCGGCAGGGCCAGGAATTCTCTTTTACGTTGGACACGGATAAAACCGGGAATACCACCCTGGACGATTCAGCGGCCGCCGCTCAGAAAACGATTCCATTGACAGGAACGGGGGATTTTTCCGCAGGGGATATCTGTCTTATCCGGGCAGCGGATAATGATGATGAATTTGAAGTTATTGAAATCGATTCTGTCAGTGTGGGGGTATCCGTTACGGCTCTATCTGACCTTGTATACAGTTATACGTCAGGGGATGTATTCCGGCATCTGGACTACTGGCCGGATGTGATTTCCTTAGATGACGCATTCAACCCTAAATTATTAACCCTGGCAGGGAGTGGGCTGTATGAGCATACGTTCAGGTTTGCGGAGAAACTATGAGAACGTCTAACGCCACATTTAATGCATTCAATGATATTGACTACAAGAGCCCGGTTTATCTGGTGCATTTTGATGGGGAAATTATTGATTACGCGAACCGGAAAGTGGCCCAGGCGAATCATACGGTCAAGCTGTTTTTGGATAAAATCACCGGACTGACTCAAAAAGTAACCCCGGAAGAAGGCAAGGCCACGATCGGAGATATCACGGCGACCCTGCTTGACCGTGAGGATGAGATCACGGCACTCCTGGCAACGGACACCTATTATTTTCACAGAAAAAAGACGACCATCAAGGCCGGTTATATGGGCATGACCGAAGCGGATATGCTAACCATCCTGACCGGTTGGGTCACAGATATCGAAATGACCAGTGATCTGGCGGCCTATCAATTCACTATCACAGATCCTCAGAAGTGGCTACAAAGGAAAATATTCCGGGGGGCCGAGGATACGACCGTGACCATCCAGGGAAACCCAATCAACATCGTCCTGGCCATCCTTACGAGCACGGGGGACGGCACCAACGGCGACTATGATTATTACTCGTCAAGCGTGGGGCTTGGGATTGATGAGGCATATATCAATGTTGCATCCATCGAGGCCATCCGGGACGACTGGTATCCGGGCGATTCCAACTACATGAAGTTTTCCATTACGAAACGGGAAAAGGCTAAGGACTGGCTGCAAAACGAGATATTCAAGGTCCTCAATATTTATCCCATTGTGGACGGGGACGGCCGGTTTAACTTGAAACCCGTAAAGCCGCCCATTGCCAGCCGGGACACGGTGCAGAGCCTGGATGAGGATGTGATCGTGGGTCTTCCGAGCTACGACATGAATCTGTCATCGATGATCAATGAGGTGGAGGTCCATTATGATCATGACGGCGATGATTACGGGACTCAAGTTTTTTATGTGGACAGCACCAGTGTCAACAACCGGGGGCCGGGTAAAAAACCCCTGGAGATCAAAAGCAAGGGCCTCCACACATCTCATTCCCCCGCCAGCATCGCGGGGCGGGCCACGGACATCTGCGCAAAACGCAAGGCCAAGATCTTCGGCCGGTGGAGCAACCCGCCACCTATCAAGATCAATGCCAAGGCATTTTTCAGCCGTTGGTTGAGCGACCCGGGTGATCAGATCCCCATCACCCATGAATCCCTGCCCGATCTGGAAACCGGGACGCGCGGGATCACGGCCCGCCGGATGGAGATTATCAACCGCCCAATTGACTGGATCAGAGGGCAGGTCACCTTTGATCTATTAGATACCGGTTTCAACAAAAGCCAGTATGTGGCCATCAGCCCAATTATGACGGTGGTCTCGGGCGAGAGCACCACCACGTTTATGGTGTCGGCGGCCGACGCGGCCAAGTTTGAGGAGGGCTGGGTTATTGATCTTTTTGACGCGGGGATGCGGAGCCAGGCCACGGATCTCACAATCACGTCCATTGCCAGCCGGGAGACCGCGGACTTTGAGGACACCAGCGATGTGGAATTTGACGATACCTCAGATGTGGAATTTGACGAAAGTGAAGGCTCTATTGTTACAGTGGGGAGCTCCATCGGCGCCACACCTTCCGCCGGCTGGATCGCGGTCTTTTCGAGTTATGGGAATTGCGATTCGGATCAGCAGCTTTACGGCTTTCTATACGCCAGCGGCCAGGCCATGAGTGCGGCGGATGTTATATGTCCCTAAAGGGACGGTTGAAAAACCTTGAACTTTGAACCAAAACACGGCCTGCCCTGGTGCGATTTGGTTTTTAATATGAAATATAGAATTACACATCAAATGCTTTTTAAGGCTCGGACTTTGGAGTAGCGGTCTGGGCCAGGGAGTGATTTTATGTCTTTCTGGACCGGCATATCACAATTACGGACGATATTGGCTACTGAGACGGACTACGATTCGCCTTTAAGCGAGGAGCTCCTCGAACAAATCCGCGAGAATATTGAGGCCGTTATTATGTCTCTTTTAGATACCGGCGATTCAGGTTCGGCCACAGAAGACCCGCCGGACGATACCACCGGGGTCCTGACGGACAGCGGGGCCGCCTATGACGCGGACGAACACAACGGCCGGACCCTCCTGATCACGTCTGGGGATGCCATCGGCAATCTCTATACTATTGACGACACCACGGCCACCACCTTGGTATGCACGGGAGATAACCTGTATGACGACGGGGTCCGGTCTGCCGACACGTACAAAATCCTATATGACGTGAAGGCCAACGCGGACGGCCACGACCACGATGGCACTAATTCTAAACAGATATCAGCCTCTATTGATCAGGCGGCCTTGAAATCCACCACCGGGAGCGTAAGCACGACAAGCACGACCCTTACAAACCTGACCCTTCCTGGCGGGGCCTATGGATTTTATCCACAGGTTTGCAATACCGAAACAGGCCCACCGGCG